GGCGGCGGTGGCGGCGGCGGCGGGCGCAACATGGTTCGGCTGGTGTAAAGATGGCCGAAGAGAAAGAAACAGAATTGAAGCGTCGCCTAGCGAAAGCTCGGCGCGATCGGGACATGCGAGCCCCGTTTATCAACGAAGTTTACAGGCTCGCGATGCCGCATCGCGATCGCGTCGGCGAGACCAAGACAACGCCGCTGACCGAGGACCAAATTCAAGACATTCTCGATTTGACGTTTGCCGAAACGGCCGACGACTTCGCATCCGATATGATCGCGACGTTCACACCCCCGCATGAGCCTTGGGTGAAGCACACGCCAAGCAAGGCGATATCGGAGCCGGAGCGCAAGAAGATTGCGGTTCAAATCAAAAGCGCCGTTGATTGGTTTTGGGAGGACGTCGAAGCGTCGAATTATTACGACGCGGCCGACGAATGCTTTCACGATCTAGTCGCCGGCACGATGGGAATTCGCCGCCTTGAATACGGCGCGGCGCAACCGATCTGCTACGAACCACTTCCGACTGCGCAATTGCTTTTGGATATCGGTCCCGACCGCGCGCCGGATGGTCGCTTCACCGAGGGCAAGGTTGAGAAGCGTATAATCAAAGCCAACTACGGCCCGTACATCAAAGAAGATGCGCTCTCGCTCAATCTTCGTATGCGCTGGAAAGACGCCAAGCCGGATGCGATGTTTACGCTTGTCGATGGCGTGCATCGTGTTTGGGATAAGCCGGGCATGACGCAATGGCGACGCGTCGTCATGCTCGAAGGCGAGCTTATCTATGAAAAGCTTTTCAACGAAAACGGCGCGGAAACGATCTACATCGCGCGTTGGCGCACTGAAACAAATTCCGCTTACGGCATCGGCCCCGGATGGTGGCCGTGCGCGCCGGCTCGCGTCCTAAACGAATTGAACGCGCTCGTGCTGGCGCAAATGCACAACGTTGCTGATCCGGCGCACGCCTACTCCGATCCAGACGGCGGCGCGAACTTGGAACAAGGAATTAGCGCCGGCGATTGGCTTCAACTCGGCGAAGGCTTCGAGGTGCAGAAGATTAGCGGCGACGGCGAATTCAATGCGCCGTTCTACACGCGCGAAGATTTGCGCATGATGATCAAGCACGCGCTCTATCAGGATAAGCCGGAGCAACGCGGCGACACCCCGCCGTCAGCGACGCAATGGGCCGACGAAAGCGCCCGCGCCGCACAGCGCTGGGAAATTCCGCGCGGCAAGATTACGCGCGAATGGGTCGTCCCGATCGTCGCCGGCCACCAATGGCAGCGCACCAAGCACGGCATCTTTCCGAAGATTACCCTCGGATCAACGGCGATCACATTGCGGCCGCAATCGCCGCAAGCGAAAGCTCGCAGCTTCGAGAAGGTCGCGAAGGCAGAGCGCGTGCTTGCGTCAACCAATAGCCCGGCGCTGCAACAGACTTCGGTTATCGCGATCGACGGCCGCGCCACGATTGAAAACATCAAGGCTGAGATCGGCGACGATTTGGTTGTGGTCCGCACCGAGGAACAAGTTCAACAGGTGTTGCAGCAAGCGCAAGAAATGCAGCAACAGGAAGCCCCGCAACAATGAGACACGAGAGACTAAAGCGCATCGCCGGCGATCCGATCTCTCGCCTTCGCCGCCTTCGCGGCGACGTCGAACCGGACATTAGCTCCGTTCGTTCGGCTATTACGCGGCTCTCAAAGGATCGCCCCGACGTCGGCGATTGGGCGATTTTCTTCGATTGGATGATCGCGCAGAGCTACGGCAAGACGCTAGCAGAAGACGCTAGCGATAGTGCGTTGAGGGCAAACGAGGTTCGAAAGAGGTTCCTTGACCAGATTTCAAGTCTGATCGAGGAACCAAGTGCGAAAGTTCAATCGCCTACACCAACTGATCCGCCGCGACGAAAACGCGGGCGGTGACGACAACGGCGGCGGTGGTGGCAACACCCCGCCGGTTGTCGATCAGAACGCGCCCGTAAAGGCGACGCGTCCTGATGAATTGCCGGAAGACCTTTGGGACACCGAAGCCGGCTCCGTCAAAATGGATGCGCTGATCCCGCGCATCAAAGAGCAAACCGAATTCCAAACGTCTCTGATCGGCAAGCCCGAGGATATCGATTGGACGCTTCCGGCCGACCTTGATCCGGATGCGAAGGACGTCGTTTTCGAGATCAACCAAGAAGACCCGATGGTTCAAGCGTTCGCGCCCGAACTTGTCGGCATTCCGAAAGCGCAAGCGTCCAAGCTGATTACGGCGATGGCGCGCTTCCAATTGACCGAAGCGAAAGCGATCAAAGAGGCGATTGTCGGCGAAGAAAAGAAGCTCGGCGAAAAGCACATGGAGCGCATCGCTGGCGCTCAATCCTACATCGAAAGCGTCGTCGGCAAGGAAAAAGCCGAACGCTTCCGCAATACATGGGTCACTGCCGAACAGGTGGAGATCATCGAAGCTCTCGCGAAACACGCGAGCGGCCCGCGTCCCGCACCCCTCAACGGTGGCGGCGAAGAGGGTTCAAACAAAGGCCGCGTGTTTTACAGCGGCATGGGCGGTGGAGCTAGTTAACAATGGCAACAGTGGGTTCTTCTTACGCGACGCTTGTCGATATGGCTTCTTCGGCCACCGACAAGATGCTTGTCGAAATTCTCAACCAGAAGAATGAAATTCTGGATGATATGCCGTGGGTCGCGTGTAACGACGGCACCGGCCACAAGTCGAAAATTCGCACCGGCCTTCCGACGCCGACGTGGCGCGCGCTTTACCAAGGCGTGCAACCGACCAAAGGCACCGTTGCTTCGGTGCGCGATAGCGTCGGCCTGTTGGAAGACTTCGGCGAAGTGGACGAGGAAGAATACAACCTCGCCGGCGACGACAAAGATACGTGGCGTATGCAAGAAGACGCCGCGCACATCGAAGGCATGTCGCAAGCAGCCGCTTCCACGCTCTTTTACGGCAACGTCACCACTACGCCGGAAAAGTTCCACGGTCTCGCGCCGCGCTTCAACGCCCTTTCGGGTGTGAACACGTCTGAGAACGTCGTGAGCGCCGGCGGTGCGTCTTCGGATAACACGTCGATCTGGCTTTGCGGCTGGGGTCCGACCACGATGCACGGCATCTACCCGAAGGGTACGATGGCTGGCCTCTCGGCGGAAAACCTGGGCCGTCAAGTTCGCCAAGAAAGCGACGGCTCGCGCTTCACCGTGCTCATGTCCAAGTATTCTTGGAAGCTGGGCTTGACGCTTCGCGATTGGCGTTCGTGCGGCCGTATCTGCAACATCGACGTGAGCGATGTTCGCGGTACGGTGAACAACCAAAAGGCGCTGATCACGTACTTGATCCAATTGATCGAGCGCGTCGAAACTCCGGCCGGCGGTCGTCAAGTGCTTTATTGCAACAAGACGATTTTCACGGCCTTGCGTCTTGGCATTCTTGAACGCGTCAGCACCAATCTGACCTTCGAGACGGTCGCCGGAAAGCGCGTGATGATGTTCGACGGCATTCAAGTGAAGCGTTGCGATGCAATTCTGAACTCGGAAGCCACGATCTCCTAATCCTGAACCGGGATTAGACAACGCTGAAACAGGAAGGACAGCGAGAATGATTATCGATAAACAAGCCCGGTTCGATTGGGATGACGCAATCACTGCGACGCGCGTCTCAACGGACAAGATTGATTTGGGAGCCAACAACCGCGATCTCGGTTTGCTGGACGATCTCTATCTGATCGTCATGGCAACCGAAGCGTTCACGGCGGCGGGCGCGGCAACGTTGACGGTCGATCTGGTTGACGACGACAACGCGTCGCTTTCGTCTCCGGCCACGCTGCAAACGTTGGCGAGCGTGGTTGGCAAGGCGACGCTTGTTGCCGGCTACACGATCTTCAAGGGGCGCTTGCCGATCGAAAAGATCACGCAACGCTACTTGGGTCTCAACTTCACGGTTGCGACCGGCCCGATGACGGCCGGTAAGGTTCGCGCGTTCCTGACGCCGAACATTGACCGTCAGTTCGCCTTCCCGCGTGGGTATGTGAACTACTAATCGGGCGGCGGCGGGCTTCGGCTCGCCGCCCTTCGATCTGGATTTTCTTCTAGCAGGCAGGTGCAAAATGGCCGCTGAGTACAAAACGAAAAGCCCGGCATTCATCAACGACACGATGGTTCCAGCCGGCACTACGATCAACTTCGAGGGCGAGCCGGGCGACAATCTGGAACCGCTCAACGATGAAGCGCACGCGGCCTTCGCCACGGCGGCGGCGCGGCGCGCGGAGAAGGCGCAAGCTATCAAGTCGGCGATCGCCGGCACGATCGACCCCGCCACGGCCGATAGCGTTGCGGCGCTGATCGACCAAGTTCGCGACTTCGCAGTTCGCTTGGCGGCGGCTGAAGCTCGCGTGGCGACGGTTGAAGCTAAGTCGGCTCCCGACCTTAGCGCGTATGCGACTAAGGCCGACGTTGACGCGGTTAAGGCTGACGCGGCAGAGCTTGATCAGGGCTTGACCCTTGTCTCCTCGCGCGTGTCGGAAGTCGAAGGCGTTCTCGGTTCGCTCGCTGCGCAACCGGCTCCGGCCCCGGCTCCCGCTCCGGCCCCTGAACAGCCGGCCCCGCCGGCGGAATAATAGTCCCTACCCTCCCTGGGACCAACTTGGCCGGTGCGTTGAGAAATCAGCGCACCGGCTCTTTTTATATGCGTCATGGCTGACAAACTTGGCATCATCAAAGCGGCAGTTATTCGAGCGGGCGGGGAGCCTCCTCAATCCCTGACCGACGATAGCGACGACGTGATCGCGGCGGTCGCGCTCTACGATAGTCTCGTGACGGAAGCGCTATGCGCGCACGCTTGGAGCTTCGCGACGCGTTGGGAGACGGTGACGCGCGAGGTCGATACGCCACCGGCCCCGTACAAAACGCAGTACGCAATCCCGGCCGAGTGCATCAATGTCCGCGATTTGATCGACACCTACGGCAAGGCGGTCGCCTACGAAATTGTTGAGAACAAAATCTACACGTACCGCGAAGACGCGGCCGACGAAGACTTGACGCTTATCTACAATTGGTGGCCGAGCGAGACCCGTTGGCCCCCTGACTTCGCCGGCGCGGTCCAAGAGTTTATGGTCGCTCGCGTGCTCGAAGCATTCGAGGAACGCATTCGCGCCTTGGAGCGCGAAGATATCGCTATGCGCAAGATGACGCGAGCGATGAACCGGGACAAGCGTCAGTCGCCGCCGAAGAAGAACAACCGGAGCCCGATGCTTCGCGCGTGGCGCAATCGAGCGGTTGATCGCACATGAGGCGTCCTCGCAACGTTGTCCAATATAGCTTCGAGGGCGGCGAAGCCGATCCGCAATTCGAGCGGCGCGCGGACGCCGACCTATGGGGCTTGACCGCAAAGCGCATGCGCAACGTGCGCCTGACCTACGGCGGCGGCTTTGCGCGCCGGCCGGGCTTGGCGCGCGTGCTGGCGCTTTCGGGTAATTCCCGCGTAGTGCCGTTTCTCTCGCGCGCTGGAACGGAGCGATTACTTGCGTTCCGCGACGGGCAAATCGACGTCATCAACGCGGCCGGCACGATCCTTTCAACGATCAACCCTTCCGGCATCGCGGCGGCGTATCTGCACACAATGCAGATTACGCAATACGACGATCGACTAATCATCGCGAGCCGTGGTTTTGCCCCGCGCGAATTGACTTGGAGCGAAGCCGGCTCTTCGTTCTCAATCGCCGCGTTCGCATTCGAGACGCGAACGGATAGCTCGCGCGGCTGGCCTTATTATCGCTTCCGCGAAACGCGCGGCGAGACGATCACACCAAGCGGCGTGACGGGTAGCATTACGCTGCAAGCGAGTGGCGCGGTTTTCAACGCGTCGCACGTTGGCGTTCGCTTCACCCTGCTTGACCGGGAGGTTGAGGTAACGGCGTTCACTGACGCTGACACAGTAACGGCGACGGTCATTCAAGAGCTATACCCGACGCGGCTCTTGACCGTTGGGAGCACGAAGGGGTTCGCGGCCGGGCAAGTCGTGCAAGACAGTGTTGGCGATATCGAAATGGAAGTCGCAAGCATTGTCTCTGCGACGCAACTGAACGTGATCCTTATGGACACGTTCACCGACCCCAGCACGTCTTCGAACAATCTACTCGGCCCCGCCGGAGCAACGCCGCTGACGGCCGTTGGCGCGGCGGGTTCAAACGGCGGCACCGTGCAATGGAAAGAGCAATTGCTTTCCGCCTATCGAGGCTATCCGTCAGCGGTGTTGTCGCACAAGGATCGCTTGATTTTCGCCGACTTCGCCGGAGCGCCAGAGCTTCACGCAATGTCGCTGATCGGCATACCGGAAGACTTTGACACTGGCTCCGGCCTAGATGATGAGGCGATCATCGACGGCCCCGGCGATGCTAAGGGCAAGCGCGTCATTCAACTTGTGTCGATGGAACAGCTAATCACGCTGACCGACAACGGGTGTTATTACGTCGGCGAAGGCCCCGGCTCTCCGTTGACGCCGGCCAACGTCGAATTCCTTCCAATCGGCCCCGAGAAGGCGACGGCTTGCAACACCGTCAAGACGGCCGAAGGCGTTGTGTTTGCCGAAGCCGAAGCCGATCGCCTTATGCTCTTGACGGCGACGGGGCAATTGCGCCGCGCGTGGTCCGGCACTGAATTGCTTGGCGCATCGAGTACCCTCTTCAATTCACCCTCGCGTATGTTGCTTGTCGATGGCTCCGACCTTGGGCCGGAGCGCTATATCTTTGCGGTCAATAACGACGGCGCGCTTTGCGTCGTCCACTATCGCCGAGACAGTGAGCTAGCCGGCGCGTCGCTTTGGAGCACGGTCAACGGTTCGTTTGTTGACCTATGCTATTGGCAAGGGAGCGTTCACGCCGTCGTCAACCGCTCCGGCTCATACACGCTGGAACGGTTCGATAACGATCGACTGCTTGATAATTCGATCCTGATCTCGCACGCGGGCGGGACGACGCCAACAAGCGCCACGCTCGCGAGCCGCCAAGATATTGCGCTCGTTTGGCGCAAGACGGTTGACGGTGAAGCGCGCCGCGCCGATCTCGGCTCACTTTACGACTGCACTGCCGGCGGCGTGATCACTGGATCGCCGACAACCGGCCCGCGTGATTATGAGGCTGGCGATCGCTTCCCCGTCACGGTGCAGCCGTGGCCCCCAATCGATCCGGAATTCGGTCCTAGCGAATATCAACGCGTCGCCGGTGCGTCGATTGATATCCTAGATAGCGGCATCTTCTACGCGATGGGGCAAGTTCTTTCGCCGTACCGCGCCGCCGATGATATCTCCGAACCGCCCCCATTGCGCACCGGGTGGCGCAAGAAGAAATACATGGGCCGAAAGCGCGATTGGGATTTTGCGCTGACACAAGTAGAAGCCGCGCCATTTACCGTGCGCGTGCTGACGTTAGAGGTGCGATAATGGCCGAACCGCTTACTTGGGCTATGCTAGCCGCGACGGCCGTCGGCACCGGTACGCAAGTCTATGGCGCAATGGCGCAGAGCGCCGCCGCGCAAGGGCAGTTCAATGCCGAAGCCCGGATGCGCGAGCTTGAAAGCAAGCAAGCGGATTTGCAGGCGAAGCAAATCTCGGCGCAGCGCATGTCCGAATTGAACGCGAACCTCGGTGCAATCATGGCTATGCGCGCCGGCAAGAATTTGCTTGGCGATAGCCCGACCGGAAACGCGATTATTCGCAGCTTCACGCGCGAAAGTCTTGGCTCGCGTGCGAACGAAGTTCTCGACGCGCGCTTGCGAAGCCTTAGCGCAAAGAATGCGATGTGGGCGGCGCAACAGAGTTCGAAGGCAGCAAAAACCGAAGGCACGATCAATGCAATCGGCGCGCTCGCCGAAGGCATCGGCGGCGTTATCGGGCAAATGCCGACGCGCACGAGCCCAACAACGGCGCGCACTGGCGTTCTAAAGAAGCGCCAGCCGACCACACGTTCCGGAACCAAAGTAACAGGCGGTTAACATGGCAGTTCGTCGCACAGGTATGTTCGATGCGCCGTCAAGCGTCGTGTCGGTTCAAACGATTAACTCCCCCGTTGGCGACACGGCTGGCGTTTGGCAAGCGTTGAGCCAAACCGCCGGCGTCATCATGGACAAATTGCAGCCGCTTCGAAATCAAGCGGCGCAAAACGCGGCACTACAAGACGCGAGCGAGGGTCGCTATGGCTTGCGCGCGCCGCTATCCGATGAGGCGGAAATCTACAACAACGCAATGACGCAGAGCTATTTGCTCGCGACGGAGCGCGACATTGATCAACGGCTGATCGAGATTGAAAGCGAGCACGCAGACAGTCCGGAAGCGTTCACTTCTGCATTCGATGGCGTTCGCGCCGGGTTCATGGAGAACGCGCCCGACGATCTCGCACCACACCTTGACGCCCTTCTCACACAGCGCGAGACGGAAGCGACGCGCCGCATCGGGGAGCGGCTTCGCAATCGCGCAATCGAAGCTTACGCGTCGAACGCAGCCGCGCGCCTCGCGCAAATGGAAGCGCGACTGACGGGCTACGAGGATATCAATTCAGAGGAATTCCAAACCGCGTTTTCCGAATACGAGCAAACCGGCCTTGCGATTATGAAAAATCCATTGTCCGGCGTGACGGGCGATGAATGGGAATTCCGGCGCGGAAACTTCTTCTCTCGACTGACTGCCAATCAGGTCGCGAACCAAGCGATCACGATGTATCAGGACGAAGGCGGCAACGCTGAAAGCGCAGCGCGAGCGATTGCCTTTGTCGAAGAACAGATGCGCAATCCAGAGCTTGTATTGACGGAAGCGCAGCGCGACGCGTCGTTCAATGAAGCGCGCCGGCGCATCAATGCAATGGAGGTCGAACGTCGCCGCTCCGAGCGTGAGCTTGCGACGCAAATCCGCCTTGCGCGCTCCGAAGCGAACAACGAAGCGCGCGACCTTCTCTCCGGCGCGAATGCGATGGCGCAATCATTCGTCGTCATCCCCGACGACGAGATCGCAGAACTAAGCCAAGCTGTGCAAGCGAGCGGCAGTGCAGCGCGCGCGCGAGAATTCAACGAGCTTGTTATCGAGAACAACGTTCGCGGCCGGCTCCAAGGCGCTACGCTTCCGCAAATCGATGGCGTCATCGGCCAATTCCGCGAGCTTGCGCAGCAAGGCGATGGCGACGCGGCGGTCGCCTTGTTGGAGGCGCAACGCTATCGCGACAA